TAAAGATTTGTTAATGGTTGAGGGTAGGCATTACAATTACGTTAAGAAGGAATGGGCTGAGGTATCTGCTAAAGAAGGTGAGTACTTCTTCTACAAGCAAATGATTACAGGTGATAAGGTTGATAACATCATTGGTATTCGTGGACTAGGTGAGAAGAAAGCATCAAAGCTTCTTGATACAACCCCTAGAAAATTATGGGATAAAACAATCACAGACCTTTACATAAAAGAGTTTGAAGATGGCTACCATCGAGCAGTACAGAACACACAGTTATTGTGGATGTTGCAGCGAGATAAACAAATGCCAATGGAGTTTAAATGAAACCACGATTTAAAAAAGCAGGCACAGAAAAATTTCGTAGCGGGCTTGAGAAAGCAGTAGCTGCAAAGTTGCCTAAAGAGTATGAGTTTGAACCCTACTCAGTACCATATACTATGAAGCGTAAGTACATACCTGACTTCGTATATAAAGATCGCTTCTTCATTGAGTGTAAGGGATTCTTTAGAGCAGGTGATACCATGAAGTACAAATCAGTAAGAGATTGTATTGATGGTGAGTTAATTTTTATATTGTCTGATCCAAAGAAGAAAGTACGTAAGGGTAGTAAGATGAATATGGGACAGTGGTGTGAAAAAGAAGGTATGGCTTATTTCACTTCCAACACTTGTGATAAATTAATTGAGTACGTTAAGGAGAAACAGCATGAAAATAGCAGTGATACCTGATTGTCAAATTAAAGAAGGAGTACCAACTGAACATCTTACATGGGCAGGTCAGTACATAGCTGACAAAAAGCCTGATGTTATCGTAAACATTGGTGACTTCTGGGACATGCCTAGCCTATCGAGCTACGATAAAGGTCGTAAAGACTTTGAAGGCAGGCGATACATGAAAGATGTTAAGGCTGGTAACGATGCGATGGACTTGCTTCTTGCACCAATAAAGAAAGAGATCAATCGACAAAAGAAAAACAAGAAGAAATGTTGGAAGCCACGTATGGTATTTACTCTTGGCAACCATGAGTACAGGATAGAGAGAGCAGTAGAGGCTGATGCTATCCTAGAAGATGTTATAACTTATGACCATCTAAACTTAGATGACTGGGAAGTACATGGATTTCTTGAGCCAGTAATCATTGAAGGCGTAGCGTTTGCACATTACTTTACATCTGGTGTAATGGGTAGACCTGTAGCAAGTGCTAAGTCGTTACTGTCTAAACGTATGATGTCCTGTATCATGGGTCACGTACAAGATAGAGACATAGCATTTCAAAAGAGAGCTGATGGAGTTAATCTTACTGGATTGTTTGCTGGCATTTATTATCAGCACGATGAAAAATATCTAGGCGCACAGAACAATGGCAGTTGGTCTGGTATCTGGATGTTAAATGAAGTAGAGAACGGAGGGCTAGATGTATTACCTGTTAGCTTGCCTTATTTACGAGGACGTTAAACCTATCATGACTTTTACACAGCTATGTGAAAAGCTAGAAGAGCTTGATGAGATTACTGTAATGGAGCTACTCGATATAAATACTGAGGACTTGGTGGTAAGGTTCGAGGATAGAGTAGAACTTAAATTAGAAAAACTACAAAGAGACATAGGCGATGGATGAAGATAAAGATATTTATTATAAACTTACATGGAACCCATTAAAGTTTGACAGTACGGATGGGGCATTACTATTATTTGGCTACCCTTTGTTTGGTGCGTGGCTACCCTACATAGGCTTTGTTACATTTATGAATGATAGAGAAGAGCCAATGCGTACCTTCATAATTGAATGGTTTTTACGCGGCATTATATTACACAGTAATAAAGAGGAAGATTGGTATGAGTAGGTTATTAACCCCAACAAACAGTTACATGGTTCACTACCCAGAGGCTATTGCATATGTCAAGAGCCAGAATAATGTATGGTGGACTGACGATGAAATAGAGTTGGAGAAAGACATACATGATCTCAAAACTAATCTATCTGACGCTGAGTTACATGGTGTTGGTACTGTCCTTAAGCTATTTACTTTGTACGAACTCCACGTAGGTAACGAGTACTGGCTTGACTACGTTCGTAAAACATTCCAACGCCCTGAGATACAGAGGATGGCTTCTAAGTTTGGAGAGATGGAGTTAAATGTACACGCCCCATTCTATGACAAGCTTAATGAGGTCATGGGTTTAAAAACAGAAGAGTTTTACACTGACTACAAGAACGATCCAGTACTTAAAAGTAGAATGGATTGGATTGATAGGCAGTTTAAAGCGGATGATCCACTGTTAATTACAGCCATGGGCAGCATCACAGAAGGTGCTATCTTGTACAGTAACTTTGCTTTCCTAAAACACTTCCAAGCAGAGGGAAAGAACAAGCTTATGCACATGACGGCAGGTATTAACTTCTCAGTGCGTGATGAAAATCTACATAGTGAGGCAGGGGCATGGCTGTTTAAAACGCTTAGAGAGGAACTGAAGCCTTCTGAGCAGGAATACGCTAAGATTGTCAAGAAAATTAAGAACACATGCGAGCAAGTGCTTGATCATGAAAGTCGTATCGTTGACATGATATTTGAAAAGGGTACAATCAAAGGTATCACTGACGTACAGATGAAGAACTTTATTAAATCAAGGTTAAATCTTTGCTTAAGTCAGCTAGACATAGCCCCTATGTTTGATGTAGGGTATGATCCTATTAGTGGTTGGTTCTATAAGAATATTAACAGTGGTTCGCTACATGATTTCTTTGCCAAGCAAGGTAACAATTACACAAGAGATTGGCAGGAAGGTGGTTTCGCATGGTAAAACATAAAAGTATATACGATAGCTTAGGTGACGAGCGTAAGCTGTTACAGGCTGAAGGCAAGTTGCCTATGTGGGTAACAACACCAGCATGGCAGATACTTAAAGATAAGTACACATCAGAGGAGTATCCTGATTTGTATTCAATCTACAAACGTATCTCTAATCAAGCTGCTACTCATATGAAAGATGGCGAGCATTGGCAGAAGGTATTTTTTAACTTGTTATGGAATGGTTGGCTTGCTTGCTCAACACCTGTGTTAGCTAACATGGGTACAACAAGAGGTTGCCCTGTGTCTTGCAGTGGTAGCTTCATTAAGGATGAAATTTATGACTTTTATGACGCACAAAAAGAGGTTGCAGTCCTTAGTAAGAATGGGTTCGGAACTTCTAGTTACCTTGGAGCTATTAGAGAGCGAGGAACACCTATCAGCTCAGGAGGATTGGCTAGTGGAGTACTACCAGTGCTTCGAGATTTTGTCCAGCTATCACGCGATGTATCACAAGGAAATACTAGACGAGGTGCATGGGCAGGCTATCTGGAATTAGAACATGGAGACTTTTGGGAGATTGCTGACCACCTAGTTAATCACCCAGATGATTGTAACCTTGGATGGTTGGTTACAGACTCCTTCATTGCCCGCCTAGATGAAGGAGAAGAAGATGCAGTAGCTCGTTACCAAAGAGCCATGAAAGTTAAGATGACTACAGGTAAGGGCTACTTCGTTTTTATTGATAAGATAAACGCACAGAACCCAGCGATGTACGCAGAGCATGGGCTTAAAGTTAAGGCTAGTAACTTATGTACTGAGATTACATTACACAGTGATGAGTTCCATACCTTTACTTGTGTGTTAAGCAGTATGAACCTAGCTAAGTACGATGAGTGGGCTGATACAGATGCAGTACACAACGCTATTATCTTTTTAGATTGTGTGGCTGAAGACTTTATCCAAATGGGTAAAGGTATTAAAGGCTTAGAGAAAGCAGTGCAATTCACAGAAAGTGGTCGTGCATTAGGTTTAGGTACACTAGGCTTCCATACTTACCTACAGCAGAACATGATTGACATTGAAAGCTTTGAAGCTCACAACATAAATCAGAACATGTTTAAGATTATTCAGAAGCAAGCTAAAGAAGCTAGTCAATGGTTAGCTAAGGCTAAGGGTGAACCAAAATGGTGCAAGGGTCATGGTGTACGTAACACCCACCTACTTGCAGTAGCACCTAATAGCTCTAGCGCATTAGTTTGTGGCTCAGTATCTCAAGGCATTGAGCCTGTGTATAAGAACGTGTTTGTTCAAGGTAGCCCTGCTGGTGAGATCAATAGGATTAATCCTGTCCTAGTAGATCTGATGAAGGCTAAGGGGGTGTATAGTGACGAGACAATCAACGCTATAATCAAGGACAATGGTTCAGTACAATTAGTCGATTGGCTAACTGATAAAGAGAAGGCTGTGTTCAAGACTAGCTTTGAGATTAATCAGGAAGTGTTAGTACGCCTAGCCAGTGCAAGACAGAAGTATATCTGTCAAGCACAGTCACTAAACTTGTTCTTCCCTAGTGATGCACCAGAAGCTGAGATTAGCCGAGTACACAAGCTCGCATTCAAAGATAAATACATAAAATCATTGTA